GCAGTTAGAAAATTCAATTGAAAATTATTTTAGTATGATGAAAGCAAGATTAAGAAAAATAGAAGGTTTAACTCATAGCGAAATAAAACAAAATATTTCAAATGTGGTAAGAAATATTCCAAAGGAAAAATATGAAAATATATTTAAGGGTGCTTACAATAGAAATGCTGTATATGTAAAAAATAAAACAAGAAAAAATAAAACCAAAAAATACCTAAAATAAAGTCGGCGTTTTAAATGTCCAAAGGTATAAAAATTATAAAATAAAATATATATTTAGAAAATATATATTTTAAAATTATTCATTGATTTATTTTTAATGGTGTTATGATTGGTTTTTTTACATATTGTATTTTTTCAGAAAATAATTGATTATTTTGAGGTTTCTGATTAATATTTTCCATTTTTTGCTTTATTTCTAATTGCATTGGAACTTGTTTTTCCAAATCATTTGTTCCCATTACTTGTTGAATAGGTTGTTGTATTTGTCCCATTAATTGTTCTTGAATTGGTTGCTGTGTTGGTTGTTCTTGTATTGGTTGCTGTGTTGGTTGTTCTTGAATTGGTTGCTGTGTTGGTTGTTCTTGTATTGGTTGCTGTGTTTGTTGTTCTTGTATTGGTTGCTGTGTCGGTTGTTCTTGTATTGGTTGCTGTGTTGGTTGTTCTTGTATTGGTTGTTCTTGTATTGGTTGTTCTTGTATTGGTTGCTGTGTTTGTTTTTCTTGAATTGGTTGTTCTTGAATTGGTTGCTCTTGATTTTCTGGTTGCTGTGTTTGTTGATTATCAATTTCATTAATTTTTTCTTGAGCTTCTTGAATTATTAATTGCTTTTGATAATTTTCCATAATTATTTTATCTTCTGGAAGTTTAATATTTTCATCATTAAAATCTTCATTTGTCATCAATTCATTTCTCATTTTTTTTAAAGTTTCTACTTGTTTTTGTGATGTTTCTAATATTTTTTGTTCAACAATAGCTTCATAAATTTTGATTCCTTCAACATAATCTTGTTCGCAACCTAAATATAATTTAATTACAGCAGATCTTGTTTCAACAACAATGTTTTGCAATGATTCTTCAGTTAAATCAGGATTTATGCGAATGCGTTTTGCTTTTGTTTCTTCATCAATAAAATAAACGAATAATTTATTTAAAATACTTACAAGTGATTCACGATTTGAATTGGATTTAGAAATCATTTCTTTTAAATTTATTGCATATTGTTTAAATAATTCATTTGAAATATTTCCTGATACTGGATTTCCAACTAAATTTGAAGAACATTTTCCATCTTTATCATAATCTCTCAATTTAATATCTGAAAATTTAGTTATTTCTGGTGGCATTTCTAAATTTCCAGTAAATGTTGTGTAAAATATTTTTAAATTTTCTTGAAACATTTGTTTGGTTTCAGGAGACATGTTGGAAAATGTTCCTTTTTCAAAATTATAATCTTCATCATTATACAATTCAACTAATTCAGGAATTCCTGGTTCATCAATTAATGATTTTAATTCTCCACTTTCGTTTAAATTTATATTGCAAAAAGATGGATTTATTGTTAAATCTCCAGTTTCACTGTCATAAATTGAATTATTTTTTAATGATTTAATACGATTATCACAAATATTATATTTTAATATTTTAGTTTTTATTCCATAAGGAATTTTATTTCTCTGACTTAATGGAATTTTTTTATATTCACCATTTAAATCTTTGTAAATATATAATGGATTTATTGTTGTCAAAATACAAGCAAAAACATGTGCAATTGTAATATAAAATTTTGCAATTCCGTTACATAAATCACGTTTTTTTTGAGGATCTAATTCATCAATTGTTTCAAGATCATTACGATTAATAAATATTAAATTATCTTTTAATTTAATTTTATTTGATAAATAAGTAATATCCATATTTGTAAAATACTTTTGAATAATATCTGAAGTTAAAACAATCATTTTATCACAGTATCTTTTGGTGTACAACTTTTGTAAACTTTCAAAATCCATTGATAAAATATAATTAGTAGCAACATAATCCATTATTTTACTAATATTTTTTTCATTTTGTTTTTTATTTTGTTCTTCATTTTTTTCTTTATTTTCAATTGTTTGTTCTTCTTGATTACTTGGTTTATTTTGATTATTTCCCATACTATTATAATACAATACTTTTTTAGAAATATATATAAATATATTATATATTATTAAAATACATTATAAAAAAATTGAAATAGTTTTAAATAAAAAATAAAAAAATAAAAAAATAAATTTTATGTTACAGGAGCAAAATAACATTGAAGAACAATTGATAATTCAATCAATAGAAAACCAAAATCAAATGAATAATTTAAATAATGCGATAATTGAAAAAGTAAGCATTTCAAAAGGAATAATTAAAATTTTAAAAATTGTTGGATTAATATTAATTTTAACCATAACTGATATTTATTTTGGCTCATTATATTCTTTAAAATGTTCTTACACTAAAAAATTAGTAATGAATATTAATTTATATAATAATATTCAAATAGGTGTTAATACATTATGGATTATATTTATAATTTTAATAATAACAAACACAAAAAATAATAAATTTAAAAATATAAATGAAATAATATATATATTTATTTTATATTATTTATTTTCAATTACATGGAATATAATTGGAACTTATTTATTTTCAGAATTATTAAATGGTGATTTATGTAATAATAAAATAATTTACAACTATTTATATTCAAGAATAGTTATAAATTATTTGTTTAATATTTATAAAATGTTGGATTTAATAATGAAATGCAAAATTTAATATTTGTATATTTCATTATCCCAATGAGGTAATCCTGTTATCAATTCTTCTTGTTCTCTTTTCATAGTATCTTGATAATTTTTAATTTTTGATAATATATATTTTTTCTTTTCAATTTCTTTTTGTTTTATTTCTTGCGGTGTTAATTTTCCTTTATATTTAAAAAATAATATTATTCCTAAAATAAACAAAAATAATAAAAATAAACAAATATTAAACAATAAATTTTTATATCTTTCTTTAAATTCATGACATTTTTTTAATGTTTCATTCAAAAAATATTTTACTCCAGGTTCTGTTAATATAGGTTTAATATTTTTTTCGAACATATGCAATATAATATATATTTCCGTCATTTAAAAAAAATATAATTTTAACTATATATAAATGGATGTTTCGTTACTATCATTAGCAATTTTTTCAATAATCACATTCATGTATTTTTCATTTATAAAACCAGAATTAAAATTGAATATATTAGCAAATGAACAACTTTTTTCAGATTATAATTCATCAATATATTCAAACTTAGGAATTTATTTAATATTAGTATTAGTTACTCAATTAGGATTAAATATTAATTATTTAGCAACAAAATGTGGGGGATCAATGACTACAAATTTATTTGTTGCTATATTATTTACTATAATTCCATGGGTTTTAATGTTTGGTGCTTTAATTGCTGTTTTAATAATGTTTCCAGGATTTAAAAGTGTTTTTTCAGATGTAATTGGTTATTATGTTGTTTATTCAAGCGCAAATGATATTTTTTCAAAAATATTGATAGATGGAACAATTAATGATGCAATGAAAAATTCAACAGAACAAAGTAAAGAAGAAATGCAAACTGCTGCAGAATTAATAATGAAAATGGTTGGCAATAAATCAGTTTTAATAAATGAATTAAATCCAGAAAATTTTATTAAACTTTGGGATACATTAAAATCATTAATGGTTTCACAATACAAAGATGATTCAAATGAAGAAACATTAAAAATAAAACAAGAATTACTTGATTTAGTTGTATTAAAGGATAATATAGGAGAAGGTTTATGGTACATATATACTGGAATATTAGTTTCTTCAATAGTTTATTATAATTTATCAAGTCGTGGGTGTGTAAAAGATGTTTCTACTTTGAAAAAAGAGCAAGAAGAATATGTAAAAAAACAAGAAGAAATAGAAGCACAACAAGCAAAAATTAATGAAACAAAATATGCAATGTAAAATATATGCACAACATAAAATAAATTATTTTATTACTATATCAGATTCTTCATTAATAATTTGTTTTATAGTTAATATTATTTTTATACTATAACAATCTTTGTTATTATTATATGTATGTAACTCATAATAAGTTAAAGGAATATTATTGTTATTAGTGTGCCAATATAATAAGTTTTCATCATCTTTGATAAATAATTCAGCATTGTTTATATTATCAGTTAAAGTTCCATGACATAATTCTTTATATTCACCATTTATTTCAAAAATTGTTGTAGTAAAATTCAAATAATATTTTTTGCAATTCATTAAAGTGTAAATTATAAAATAATTATCATTTTTATATTCAATTGTAAGTTGAAATGATGAATGAGTATTAAATACTAAAATTCTTGCATTTTTAATCAATGACATGTATAAATGGCATTTTGGATATTTTTTAATAATTATATTTTTTTCCATTTTTATTTAAAATTATTATTCAAATAATTTTAAATAATATTTCAATTTTTATTATTAAAAAAATAAAAAATAAAAAATATTTGTTTAAATCTTTTAAAAATTTTCATCATTCATGCATAAAATTCTAACATCTTCAATATGTTGTTCTATCAATTGCCATTCATAAGTTCTTTTTTTTCTTTCAGAATTTTCGATTGTAAATAATTTTCTATAATTTATACATGACAAAACATCCCAAATATTTTTTCTTATAACATCTTTATTTAATCTAGTTAATTTTGATAAAATTACTAACATTTGTGGAAAACAATGAAAATCAATTGATGCTGTTATAATTCTCACTTCATTAGACAACATTTTATTTTTTTCATTAATTTTTGCAATATTTTCATAATTTGTTATTTTAATTTCATTTATATTTTGATCATAATAATGTATAGCATTTAGTAACATATTCATGTCACCTGACATTCCACCATATAAATATCTATAATATAAAGATAATAAACAGTTTGAATGTTGCAATTTTTCATGATTAAATTTTGTAAAATCGTTAAAAGATTCATGTGATTGGTCATAATATTCATTACAATCACATAAATTAATAATAATATTAATTATTATATAAAAGTCTAAATTATTAATTTTATAATCATCTTCAGTAATCATCAACCAAATAATTATAGGAAATGAATCAAACAAACAAACATCTTCAATGAATATTATTGCTAATCTTCTAAAAAATTCAACACAATTCAAATTTAATAAAATTATTGTTGTTTCAATTGCAACAATATTATCTCCACGTCTAATTGCTTTTTGCAAATTTGATTTTAAAAGTGGAATTGAATATGAATTTGAAACATTTGGTTTAATTAACTCATTTTGAAAAGAATTTAAAAATTCTTCAGATGGTGGTCTATAAAATAGTTTTATTTTATTATTACATTTTGAATTTAAATATATATCATTTTCTGCAGGTTGATAATCGAAAAATGCAGTAAATTTTTCAGGATCATAAATAAAACATTTTTTAATTGATGAACTATATTGTGTTGAAATAGTAAAATATTTATTTAATTTTTGTTGTTTTGACATTTTTAATTATTGAAATTAATAATTAAAAAATAAAAAAATCAATTTTTTAATTTAAAAATAAATGATATTTAATGATGTTAACATTCATCTTCAGATTTAAATGAAGCATTTTTATTATGAGGAGCAAAGAAACATCCATATCCATCTAAATCTTTGATTGGTGTCATTACTTTATAATTTTGATGGTTACAATTTGACATCCAAACTTTAATAATGCAAAAATTTTTTTTTGGAGAAATTGTTATTCCACATATATCTCTTAAAAACTCATTATTTGTGCTTAAATTATTTCCAATTAATGTGTATGTTAATTCTTTCCAAACTTGACAAACATTTTTATTTAAAACTTTGTATGAAAAATATCCTCCATTTCTATTAGAATGATGTTCCCATTCAGGTAATATTCCTTCTTTCATTATAAAAATCATGCAACTTTTAATGATTCCATCAGATAAACTTTCACTAATAGCAATACATTCTTCAATGCTTGTAAAAGTACATATTTTATTGCATAAATTTACATTCCATTCGATATTAATTTTTGGGACATATGTCCACAAACACCATCGATCATTTAATGGATGTAAAACTAAATTGGTGCTGGTATTATCCATTTGTGATATTATTATATCTGATATTACCATTTATATAATAATAATTCAATTTTTTTTAAATCATTTTTTATAAATTTTATAAATTAGTTTATATATTTACAAATTTATAAATATATAATAATGCATCAATTTATATTTTTAATATTTTTAATATTCTATTAAATTATATGTTTTTTCATTTAAAAATATTTTTGTGAAATTATTTTTGTCAAAATTAATTTCAAATTTTTTTAAATTTTCATCCATTATTGAAATTATAAAATTATTTTTTATATTTAATTTGTGATGTTTTATCATATAATATTTTATAAAATTATAATTAATAAAATTTCCAACAGAAAAATAATTCCCATTTTTTGAATTTAATTCTAATATTTTAATAATTTTATCATCATCACAATATGTTGCAGAAATGAATGAATATTTAGTTTTTTTCCATTCTAATTTTGAAAAATCATAATTTGCTAAGCATTTTTTATTGATAAATTTTATCAAATTTAATTTATTATTTTTAACAATAATATAATTTTCTTTAAAGTTTTCATTTTTTAAAACATTTATATTCACATTCCTAATTGAATTAGTCATTGAATCAAATAGTTCAACTGTATATTCATTAAAATTAACATTTTCTATTTTTTTATAAAAATTTGATAATTTTATTTGAAAATAACTAAATATGTATATACATTTATATCCAAAAGTATAAAAAATGGAATTAAAAAAAATAAATAATGAACCAATATACATTCTTTTAAATAATATAAATAATATAAATAAAATATATTTAAATTAAATTTATTGAAAATTAAAATATATATTTTTAATTAATATGAATATGTATTTTTTGTTGAATCAAAATTTTGTATAATTTGTTCAGTTGTTAATTCAACATTATAATAATAAAATTGACCTATGTCACATTTACCCTCCCCATAAAATCCAGTTGGAAATGTTAAATTTTGATTTGATGATGGAATTCCTATTTCATTGCTTACCACACATCATTAATTTTTTAAGCCCAGCATATTGGAAAGTGAAAATTTTTTTTAACCCCCATTTAAAACTGAAAATTTGATTTTGGACATTTTTAGCAAAATACTTACGCTAAAATAAAAATATATATGACACCATTTTAAATAACATTATATTATTTTAATAATTATTTTTGTTACCATAATTTAGCAAAATACTTACGCTAATACTTACATATTTTTTTAAAAAAATGAAACCATTTAAGTAACAATTATTTTT